CCCGCCGTGATTCATCCGTTCGCCCTCTTTCTTTTCGTCCGGTCGTACATCCGGTAGTACTGGCGCCGATCTACTGTCATGGCCTGCACCTGTGCGCGCCGCCGGTACTCTTTTCGCCTTTCTTCCTTTCTCCGCTCCTGCATCTCTTCGGTTCCAGCTTCATCAACTGCGGCTTTATACCGTCGATACTTAGACCACCGCCCAGATGACAGGCATCGCCGAAAATTCTGCACGGTCATCCCAAGGTACTCCGCGGCAGCCTTGGCCCCGACTATGTCATGTCCTACAGGCAACTCATATTCATCATTGGTCACGATCATATATGTTTTCATTGTGTCACTTCCTCTCAGTTCGACAAAATCTCCTGTTCCAATGCGCTGAAATCATAATCCCGTGTCATCATCCCTTGGTTTCCCTTTCCTTTTCGAGGCTCTGGAGGACGATACACACCAGGAAGATATTGCAGGTAGGTCTTATCACGTAGAAAGTTCTGCGGATGTTTGATGAACTGCTGTTCCTTGATTTTCCCAGTTCTACGGAGACTGTCAGCATAGTTCTCCACCGCAGTGATCAGATCCTGTTCCGAGGCATTGTCCGTCATTAACGTTCTGACCAATGCAATCTCAGTCTGATATGCGTATATCTGG